CCCTCAACGAACGGGACGGCACAAGTGCGCTCATTAGAAGATGTTGTTGTGGCTGTCGGCGTGGATTATGACGCGCTCAGCATGGTGCTTGGCAAGGTTGCCGCTGGTGAGCCAATCACTTACGCCGAGAAGGAAGTTATGGAGTTGGTTTTGGACGCTTTGGTTCCTGAAGAAGAAGCACCGGTTGAGGAAGCACCGATGGATGAGGCGATGACTGAGCAGAACGGCCTTGATCAGTTGGCTTTGCACCGTAAGAAGCTTGCGCTCATGGAGTTGCTCGAAACCCTGTAAACCTCAGTCTACTCAGTAGGGTGTTCGGGTATTCTTAGAGTATGCGTTTGACCGTTAGCGGCGATGCTAGGTTTTCCGTCAGCGGTTACCGTTCATAATCCTTTCTACCTTTGGAGTATTCACATGAGTGATTTCATTAAGGGCCAGACTGAGGAACGCGCCAACCTTATCTTCCAGGTGCGCGACATCCTTGATCGGGCTGAATCCGAGGCCCGTGGCCTCACCGTTGACGACCTTGGACACGTTGAGCGTCTTGAGGCTCGTATTGCCGACATCGACAACGGCATTGCTGTAGCCCGTCGTTCGGAGGAGCGTCAGGCTGAGGTTGCTGAGGCCGCACGCGGTTTCGTTCCTGCTGTCGAGTCTCGTGACGATTCTGCGATTCTTCGTAGCATTGCTATGGGTGAAATGCGTGGTCACGAGTTCCGCGCCGCACTGACCCCGACTTCGGGCAGCGGTGTGGTTCCCTACTCGTTTTTTGACCAAGTCTTCACGTTCCTTCAGAACAGCAACCCGCTGTTCACCACGTCCACCATCATCAACACCACTGGTGGCAACACGCTGCAGATTCCCAAGGTTACGGCCGCGGGAACTTACGCGCTGACCGCTGCTGGTTCTGCTATTGCTGAGTCGAACCCGACTCTCAGCCAGTTGAACCTTGGTGCTTACAAGTACGGTGCGCTCGTGTCGCTCAGTAACGAGATCATCGCTGACAGTGGCGTGAACCTTCTTGACCTGGTTGCCCGCATTTCTTCGCGTGAAATCGCGTTCGATGCTGGTGCTGCACTTACCACGGGTACGGGAACTGTTGAGCCCACGGGTATTGTCACGGCGAGTTCGCTTGCTGTTACGGGAACCGCTACCGGTGGTGTGCCGACCTACGAGAACCTTGTTGACCTGACCTACTCGGTAGCCGGTGACAACCGCGCTTCCTACGGGTTCATGGTTTCGACGACTGCTCTTGCTGCAATTCGCAAGATCAAGGACTCGGCTGGCAACTTCATTTTCGCACCGTCAATTTCGGTTGATGGCCGCGATTACCTGATGGGCAACGTGATACACGAGAACGCTTCGATGGCTGCTGTTGCTGCAACTGCCGCCTCGAAGTCAATCGTGTACGGAAAGCTGGACGACTTCATTGTTCGTCAGGCTGGCGGTATTCAGGTTGCAACTTCGACTGACTACGCCTTCAACCAGGACGTTACGACGTTCCGTGTGACGTGGCGCGGGGACTCTGGTCTTGGTGCTGCCAGCGTTGTTCACTTCCGTGGTGGTACTGCCTAAGCGGTTGTAAAAACTGAAATCCCCCGGCGTTGTAGGTTCGCCGGGGGATTTCTTTGTCTACGTCTAGTGTGCTGAACAGTCGCAATTAAGACGGTCTTGCCATTCGAGCCAAGCGAAAAGTTCACCACAGTTAAATTCTGCGTCTACGTCTTCCCAGGATCGGGGGTCTTCGTAAATGAGTGTGTAGATGGCGTTGATAAAATCTTTGGGTAGTGCAACACCCGCTTTGGTTGCGAGTACGACTAAATCCATGATGTGCTCAGGGGTGAGTTTTGCTACTTGCGTGGTGTCTACGATGTTGAGCATTTTGGTTTCCTTTTCTTTGAGGGGCTGCCTTGCCCTATATGTGTAATGGTAATCACAGGTCTGCCCAATATGCAACATTTTTGTGACTAAACTTTTGGCATGACCTACGAACAAATAGACGGCCTCATTTCACTTGTGTCCAATTCGCCTGGGCAACCGACGGGCTATGGGCAACAGGGTGCAATGTTGGTGGAGAAGATGGTGCGCCACGGTATCAAGGTGGCGGCACTCAGTAACTACGGACTCGAGGGTTCGCCTGGTGAGCTTGAGTTTGCTGGCAAGAAGATCCCTCATTATCCTCGAGGGTTCAAACAGTATTCGGATGATGTGATCCAGCCGTGGCATGAGCATTGGGTGGGGCAGAATCCGGGTGTGCCTGATGCGCTTTTGACGTTATACGACGTTTGGGTTTACGACTCCGTTCCGGGGCGTTCCGACTTTCCCGCAAAGTTCATTTCGTGGGTTCCGCTAGATCACATGAGTTTGCCTCCGTTGGTGGCGAAGTGGCTACTGCGGCCGAATGTCACACCGGTCACAATGTCACCTCATGGGCAACGCCAACTTGAGGCGGCAGGTATCGCGTCAACGTACATTCCGCACGCCATTGACACAAAGGTGTTCAAGCCTCGGGACACCATGAGCGACGGTGTCAAGGCGCGCGACTATTTGGGCGTCAAGCCTGACGAGTTTCTGGTGGGCGTGGTAAGCGCGAATAAGGCCAACCAGTTGATTCACCGCAAGGCTTACAGCGAACTGATTTTGGCGTGGTCTATCTTTCTGAAGTCTTACCCAAAATCAAAACTGTATATCCATACTGAACCTTCTGGGATCATGGGCGGTTTTGACCTGCCCGTTTTGTTGCAAGCGTGTGGTGTACCGCCTGAGTCGGTCATTTTCCCGGAGCGTGACCGTTTGCGGAAAGGCTACTCGCAGGAGGATATGGCTGCCCTTTACAGCGCGTTTGACGTGTTGGCTAACCCGTCGTACGGCGAGGGTTTTGGTGTGCCTGTCATTGAAGCTCAGGCGTGTGGTACTCGTGTGATCGCGTCGGGTTGGGCGGCGAGTGCTGACCTGGTGGCTGAGGAGGGTTGGTTGTTGCAGGGTGTGCCGTTTTGGGATGAACCGCAAAAAGCATGGTGGCAGATACCACTAGTCGATTCGATTCATAGTGCTCTTGTGGAGGCTTACAAGGCCCCTCGTGGCTCGTCTAAGGTTGCCCGTGAGTTCGCCTCCCAGTTCGATGCTGAACGGGTTTGGAAGTGGGGTTGGTTGCCGTTCTTGAGGGAGTATTTTGCTAGTTGATTTTGTTTCGTATTCGGGTGAGGCTGAAATGTTGCAAGCACGTCTGCAACACATGGAAGCCGACTTGACGATTGTGTATGAGTCCACACGTTCGTTTACCGGGTTGGACAAACCGGTGTCTGATTTGAGTGGTCTTGAGGATGTGTTGCATTACGTCGTGGAGGGCGGCACTGATCCGAATCCGTGGGCTAACGAGTATGCGTTTAGGCGCGAGGCGTTCGCCTATCTGCTGAGTCTCGGATTGCCGGACGATGCTCTCGTGGCCGTGTGCGATGTGGATGAGTTCCTTGACCTCGAGCTGATACGGCCCGAGTTGTCGGTTTGGAACATAACCAAATATCAGATGTCGGCGCGGTGGTTTCAGCAAGTGGAGTGGGCTTCGCTTTCGGGCGCGCTGGGGCATTTCAAAGATAAGGATCTTGTTGACCTGATTCGCTCGCGCGAGAACCTGCCGGCGATTCGCGGCGGTTGGCACTTCTCATCGTTTCTGAGTCTCGAGGATTTGCAAACCAAATGGCGCAACTTCTCACATCAAGAACTCGTGCGCGAGAACATGGACGACTGGGTGGAGAAGTGTTGGGTGGAGGGTTTGGCGGTGGAGAACGGGAACCCGATGACTCAGTTGGCTGACTTGCCTGACCTTCCTGCTTCGGTGTTGGATGGCCCTGCGTTTTGGTTTCGGGGTCGCCATGATTCCTAGCATGATCGTGCCGACGTTGACCAGGCATGACCTCTTGACTCAAATGCTAAAGAGCATTGACTACCCGGTTGGCTTGCTCATCATTATTAATAACCACCCGAACGCTGATTTTGAGGGCACTGATTCGATACCGGATTGTGTAGCGGATTATCGGGTGTTGAATATGCCGGCAAATCTTGGGTGTGCTGGTTCGTGGAATCTTGGTATCAAGCTGACCCCGTTTGCCCCGTGGTGGTTGGTTGCGAGTGATGATGTTGTGTTTGAGCCTGGTGCGCTAGAAGCGTTTGCGCGGGAGTGTTCGCCGGATCGGTTGACGATTAGTAATGAGTGGCCTCACTATCAGTTCTTTGGTGTTGGTGAGAACGTGGTGCATAAGGTCGGGCTGTTCGATGAGAATCTTTACCCCGCTAATTTTGAGGACGACGATTATCAGCGACGGTGTGAGGTTGCCGGTGTGGAGATCCACTGGGCGAGCGCGCCACACTTTCATGTGAAGCAGGGGACGGTTCACGCGACTGAGTGGGCGGCGCAAAACGCGCGCACCTACGGTTTGAACGAAACGTATTTTGTGCGAAAGATTGACCGTGACGACGTAAGTTCTGGTGAGTGGTCGTTGAAGATTCGTCGGGCAAACGATTGGGGCAACTGATGGCGCACCTGTTTTATGGGTGTGACGCGGTAAACTAGAAGCATGGCCATTGTCAACGGATATTGCACGCTTGCTGATTTGAAGGCGGCGTTGCGCGTGCAGGATTCCATTGACGATTCGTTGCTTGAGTTGGCTATTGAGAGTGCCAGCCGTGAGATTGACGGCTACTGCGAGCGCGTGTTTTACAGCACGTCGGCCACAAGGGTTTATGCGCCGACAAACATTTACACAGTGACCACTGACGACATCATTTCTGTGACGACTCTAAAAAGTTCCAGTGACGGTGTGACGTATGACATCACCTGGCAGACAAGCGATTATCAGCTTGAGCCGTTGAACGGTGTCGCCGGTGGGCTTGTTACGCCGTTTACTCGGATTCGTGCTACAGGCAATTACTTGATGCCCACGTTCTCGGTTGGCACGTTTTACGAACTCGAGGCTTTGATTCAGGTTGTTGGTGTTTTTGGTTGGTCTGCGATTCCGGCGGCTATCCGCCAGGCGACGGTCATTCTTGCGATGCGTTTGTTCAAGCGTTTGGATTCGCCTATGGGTGTGATCAGCAATGACCTTGGTTCGATGCGTGTGGGCCGTGTTGATCCGGACGTGGAGGCGTTGCTGTCGCCGTTCCGTAAGGTGAGCGCGGGCTAGTGGCTATTGCTGAGATTCGCGCCGGGTTGGCTGCGAACATTTCAAACACTATTCCCGGGCTTCGCGTCAGTGCCGAAATTCCGGACAACCCGTCGCCACCTATCGCGGTGATTAGCCTCAACAGCATCACCTATGATTTGGACTTTAACCGGGGCATGACGGTCTACAACTTTACGGTAACACTCATTGTTGGTCGGGTGGCTGAACGGGACGCACAGCGCAAACTGGACGCTTACGCGGGTGCAGGGGAGCGTTCAATTAAGACGGCGGTTGAGTCTGATCGTCAACTTGGTGGCGCGGCTTTCGACTGTAGGCTCTCAGAGATGAGTACCCTCGGCGGTGTTACAATTAACGAGACGACTTACGTTGCGGCTGACTTTGCAATTCAGGTCTACGGATTATAAAACAGGAGAAACAAGAACATGGGTAAATTCGTCCTCACATCAGTTACCACGTCCATCAACGGGACGGACTTTACTGACCACCTTGCGGCGGTCACAATCGACCTGTCATCGGATGAGGTGGAGACGACTGCGTTTGGAGGTTCGGGTTTCCGTACTCGCGTGGGCGGTCTGAAGGATGGAAGCATCACGCTTTCGTTCCACAATGACTTTGGAACGTCGGGTTCCGAGGCTGTTGACTCAACCATCTGGTCACTGTTCAACACGGCTGCCACGGTGGTCGTTCGACCTACCAGCGGAACGGTTAGCCCGAGTAACCCGTCTTACACGGGCGTGTTCCTGGTATCGCAGGTAAACCCGATTAGCGGATCCGTTGGTGACCTTGCCACGCGCGACGTGACGTGGCCCACCGCCGGTACTGCTGGTATCACGCGAGGCACTGCGTAAACATGAACCCAATTAACCTACTCATCAAGTTCGTGGATGGTTCGAGCCGTGAAGTGACGGCTATCGTGTCTGACCTTATGAAGTTTGAGGACAAGTTCGACAAGAGCGTGGCCGACTTCGCTAAGGGTGTGCGCCTGTCGTGGCTGGTGTTCATCGCGTGGACGGCTGAGACTCGCACGAAAGCAACAAGCCTCGAGTTCGACGTTTACGCTGATTCGATTGCTGCCGTTGAGGTTCCTGAAGTAAAAAAATAGCGGGTCTCGGCGCATCGTCGGTTCATTGGAATCTTGCTGTGATCGCGTGCGAGACGGGCATTAGTCCTCGGGAGCTTGTGCAGTTGTCGCCGCGAATGTTGTGGACGATGGAACGCTATTTGATTGCTAAGCATAACCCTAAGCGGTAGGCGGTAAACTTAGGCTTAGGGAGTCTTTGATGATTAAGTACGATTACAAAACCGAGGGTATTCGGGATTTGACCGACAGGCTCAAAAGTGTTGACCCGAAAATGTACGCAAACTTTCGCAAGAACCTGAAGAATACGGCTGTTGAGGTTGCCGGCATGGTTGAGACGCAACTCAATCAAGTCGTCGTGCCACTGTCGGGGATGATTCCGGTGACTCCCATGCAACGCAACCTTCGGTTTGCTGGTGTCAAAACTCGTGTTCAAGTGCCTACTAGGTTTAACAAAAAAGGCGTTTCGTCTTTGGTGAACATCATTGTGGACACTCCTCCTGGTGCACCGGGTTTTCTTGCTATTGAGAAGGCTGGAGCGAAGGGCCCTGCTGGTTCTTCAGGTACGGGTCAGGCCGCTAATTTGATTGCGGTGATGACTGACAAGTTTGGTGTTTTGAGGGGCACTGGCAAGAGGCAACAGCGTGGTTTGTCGTGGGCTGCGTTTTATCGGCATCAAAATGTTTTGGTTCATGCTGCAAAAAAAATTGTTGAAGAGACTGAGCAAGAGTTGTCGGACAGGATGAGTAACTAATGGCTATGAAACTGAGCATTGTCTCACTGTTTGACCCGAAGGGGATCAAGCAAGCTGAGACGGGTCTGGACAAACTGGGCAAGGTTGCAGGTAATTTTGCGGCTGCTGGTGTTGGTGCTTTTGCGGCTGTTGCTGCGGGTGCGGGTGCGTTCGCTTATCAGGCGTTGAGGGCTGCCGCTGAGAGTGAGTCTGTTTCTAAGTCGATGGAGCAGATTGCTAAGAACTCGGGTGTGTTTGGTGATACCGCTGCGGAGGTGCAGAAGTCCACTGATGAGATCATGAAGTACACGCAAAGCCTGTCTAACTTGGTGGGCATTGACGATGAAATTCTGAACTCGATTGTTCGTGGTTGGTTGGCTGTTCCTGAGCTTGCGGGTAAGGGTGTTGACGGGCTGAAAGACCTGGTAAAGGTTGTCGCTGATGTGGCCGCCGGTACGGGCAAGGACGTTCAAACCATTGGCCTGATTTTCACGAAGGTTGCCGGTGATGAGGAAACGGCGTTGAGCAAACTTGCTCGCGCCGGCATTGTGCTTTCGGATGCTCAGAAGCAAATTTATGAGGACACGCTGGCGACTAGTGGTGAGATCGCGGCGCAGGACAAACTCATTGAAATTCTGGGTACGACTTATGCCGGTGCGGCGGAGGCTGCCGCTGATCCGTTTGCTGTGTTGCAACAGAACGTGCAGAATTTGCAGGAGACGGTGGGCGTTCACCT